GAAGTTGCTTCTATCAGAACTGAACTTTCTGAGCGTGTCGATTCTTACCTTGAGTACGTTGCTGATGAGTGGTTCTCCGAGAACGCACTCGCAGTTGAGCAAGGTCTCAAGTCCGAAATTACCGAATCATTCCTTGATGGAATGAAGAGTCTTTTTGAAGATCATTATGTAACTATCCCTGAAGAGAAATATGATGTTCTTGAGAGCATGGTAGATAAATTAGATGAAATGGAAGGTAAACTCAACGAGCAGATCGAAAGAAACGTCGCTCTGAATCGTAGATTAGCCGAGTCCACTGCAGACGTTGTTTTTGCAGAAGTCGCTGAGGGTCTTGCAGACACTCAAAAGGACAAGCTCGCTACTCTCGCTGAAAATGTTGAGTTTGAAAGTGATTCAGACTATCGTGAGAAGCTTGTAACTCTGAAGAAGTCTTACTTCCCAGAGTCCTCCAGCACTCCAAGCACCTCTGAGAATCTTTCCGAAGAGGTTTCTACCGATGAGGTTATTTCCGAGGAAGTATCCCCAATGATGCAAGCCTATTTGGACACTCTTTCCAGAGCTGCCAAAAAGTGATTTTTAAATCATAAACATTCAAACTAACTTTTTAAAGAGGTTTAATTCAAATGCAAATGCCTAATACTGAGGCTCTGCAGGAGAAGTGGGCACCCGTTCTTGATTACGAAGGAATGGATCCTATCAAGGATTCCCACCGTAGAGCGGTTACCGCAGTCCTGCTTGAGAACCAAGAAGCAACCCTTCGCGAAGAAAGAGATTTCCTCTCCGAAGCACCTACCAACTCTGTTGGTGCAAACGGATACACATCCGCTGGCGGTCAGAACGTTGCTGGTTTTGACCCTGTACTGATCTCCCTGATCAGACGCGCAATGCCTAACCTGGTCGCTTATGACCTCGCAGGCGTTCAACCAATGTCCGGTCCTACTGGACTCATCTTCGCAATGCGTTCTAAGTACAGCACCCAGGGTGGTACCGAAGCATTGTTCAACGAAGCAGATACCGCATTCGCAGGTCGTTCTGCAACTGGTCAAGGCACCGAAACCGGCGCTGCTGTTGGTATGGGTACCGACGCTCAGGCTGGTGACAACCCAGGTCTCCTCAACCCACAAGGTTCCCAAGCATACAACACCTACAACGTAGGTCAAGGTATGAACAAGAACATCGCTGAGGATCTTGGCGATGGCGCTGGTGCTTTCAACGAGATGGCATTCTCGATCGAGAAGGTCACCGTTACTGCTAAGAGCCGTGCTCTGAAAGCAGAATACTCCCTGGAACTGGCACAGGACCTCAAGGCAATCCATGGTCTGAATGCTGAAGCCGAACTGGCTAACATTCTCTCCACTGAAATCCTTGCGGAAATCAACCGTGAAGTCATCAGAACCATCTATAACGTTGCTGAGTCTGGTGCTCAAGCAAACGTTGCTAGCGGTGGTACTTTCGACCTCGACGTTGACTCCAACGGTCGCTGGAGTGTTGAGAAGTTCAAGGGTCTGATCTTCCAGATCGAAAGAGATGCTAACGCGATTGCACAGCGCACTCGTAGAGGCAAGGGCAACATGATCCTCTGCTCCGCAGACGTTGCTTCCGCTCTGACCATGGCAGGCGTACTCGATTACACCCCTGCACTGAACAGCAACCTGAACGTTGATGACACTGGTAACACCTTCGCTGGTGTTCTCGCAGGTAAGTATCGTGTATACATCGATCCTTATTCTGCAAACGTAGCAACCGATCAGTACTACGTCGCAGGTTATAAGGGTTCTTCACCTTATGACGCTGGTCTGTTCTACTGCCCATATGTCCCCCTCCAGATGGTTCGTGCCGTCGGTCAGGACACCTTCCAACCTAAGATTGGATTCAAGACTCGCTACGGCATCGTTGCTAACCCATTCGCGGAAGGCACCACCGTTGGCGCAGGCGCTCTCACCCGTAACACCAACCGTTACTACAGAAGAGTCAAGGTTGCAAACCTCATGTGATTCTGGTACACATATTTCTCGGGGGTCGCAAGACCCCCTTTTTTTGTCTAAATATAGTATAAGGTTTTAGTGTGATGCCAGCAGTCTCCAAGTCACAACAAAGATTTATGGGTATGGTCTGTGCGACCAAGAAAGGCAAAATGTCTGCCCCTTCACCTGAAGTTGCAAAAGCAGCAGCAGGTATGAGTGAGAAAGATGCTTGCGATTTTGCTAGAACAAAGCATGATGGTCTTCCAAAGAAAAAGAAGACTCTCAAAGAGTTTATGGGATTCTTTAAGAAAAAGAAATCACCCACTCCTCCTAAAGATGTAAAGGTTCTGGCATATAAAAATTATAAACCAGGTGTTCTTAATAAGACTACTGGAGAGTTTACTCAGAGAGACCATACTCCCGACGAAAAGGCAAGATATGGTTGGAAACCTGTAAAGACTAGTTCCTATGGTCCTGGAGATACCACATCTCAAGCATATAATACAGGAAGTGATAAGGTCCAAAGAACTGCCGATGGGACTGAATTTAAAGGTTCTACAAGAGGTGTAGCAGTTCCTTATAAGTATAAAACAGGTGAAATTCCAAAAGGAACTTGGTCAGGAACTCCATCATTAAAGTTTGGGACTAAGGTTCAGTTTACTCAAAAACCAATGGGTAAGAATACCAGAGTCACAAATGCAACTGTAAGAGATACTGGAAATTTTGGTGCTGCTGGTGAAGTTAATAAGAGTACCAGTTTTGATTTGATGAGACAGACTGCTAGAGATGTGACTGGAAATCCAAATCTATCTCCAACACAGTATGGAAAGAGAACTCTGTATTCTCGTATTGTTGACCGTAGAAAGAGTGCTGGTCCAACCAGTAAACATCAAGGTCCAGTTATAAAGTAATCAAAATGTCTAATTCATGTTCTTGGGCAAGCCAAATAAACAATAGAAATTTTCTATCTGGGATTGGATTTAAATTTAATCTTGGTAAGTATCCTAAGGTTGACTTTTTCTGTAATAGTGCTAGGATTCCAGAAATAACCCTCGCAACTGCAACGCAACCATCTTACTTGAAAGACATCGATGTCCCAGAGACCAAATTATCTTTTGGTGATCTGACCATTCAATTCTTGGTAGATGAGAATCTGGAAAACTATAGAATCGTGCATGAATGGATGTACGGTTTAGGTTTCCCAGAAACAGCACAACAGTTCATCAATGTTACCACCGATAAGGATGGTATTAGAGATATGAAAGAGCAGTTTGCTGACGGCACACTGCGTATTCTTAACAGCAACTTCAATGAGGTTGCGAAAGTAAAATTCCTTGATATGTTCCCTGTGTCACTTAGTTCTCTGGACTTTGATGCTACATCAACTGATGTGAATTACTTTACAGCACAGGCGACCTTCAAGTATACTGTATATCAACTGACTGCTACTACTTAATGGACCTTGATAAAATTCAGGAAATGTGGCAGAAAGATTCTGTCATCGATCCTGATAATCTACATGATGAATCTCTGAAGATTCCGCAACTTCATTCAAAGTATTATACTCTGTACAATACTATTACATTGTTGCGAGAGCGAGCAAGAGAACAATATAACAAAGTAAAACTTGAGCGTCATAATTTTTACACAGGTAAAGCAGACCCTGCTGTGTATGAAGAAGAACCTTTTCCATATAAAGTCCGTGAGAAAGATGCTATCCAACGGTATCTAGATGCGGATGAACGTTTAAACAAAGTTGATATGAAGATTCGTTATTATGATGCAACTCTCAAGTTTTTAGAAGAAATTATCAAGACAGTAGCAAATAGAACTTTTCAGATCAAAAATGCTATTGAGTGGCAGAAGTTCCAAGCAGGTTTCTAATGGACGATAACAACGATTGGATGTATCAAGATGAGGATTTTGATGAAAGTCTTCCTTTTGTAGAACTTCAGTTTGGAGTAGAAGATTTACGTCTCCTTTATAAATCTGTTGCATTTCATTATGAAAAATGGCCAGGTGGTCATCCAGATGAACAAGCAAGACTTGATTACTTAAAAAACTTCCTCTATAGAATTATTCTAGAATGGAAGTATGAAATGGACGAATAAATATCCATAGGTGAACCTTATGGGTTATGTCTCATTTGATTATATCGAAGAAGAACGAAGTTTTTCTTCAAGTTAAAGCGGAACCTCATATCTATTACGAACTGGCGGACCAGTTTACATTTGATGTTCCAGGCGCTAAATTTATGCCTCAATACCGTAACAAGTATTGGGATGGAAAAATACGCTTATTCAACACCCAGAATGGAGAGATATACGTTGGGTTGTTAGACAAGGTTATACAGTTCTGTAAGGACCACGGATACTCCTACGAGTTTGTAGAGAACAAGTTCTATGGTCTCCCTTTTGAGGTCAATGAGATGATCTCAAAGGAAGGTGTAAAAGATTATATGCAATCGATCTGTAAATATGATCCTAGGGA